GCTATAATAGCAGCTGCCGGAGCGATTGTTTCAGAAAACAACAACGGTCGGTTCAAAGTCCTAAAGTGGGACCGCGATGAAAAAATGTACTATGATATAGAAATAGATTTGAGAGGAAGAAATGAATAATCTAATTAAACAAATGGCAGAAGATGCCGGAACTACTACCCAAGATAACATGGGTAGGATTGGAGCCGTGGCAAATGATATTGCAGATACTAATCAAGAAATTGATAAAATTGAAGATGAATTAAAAAAGAAAAAAGAGTATAGAAAACATTTATCAGAAAATGTTTTGCCTAATCTTTTTGCAGAAGTAGGTTTATCAGAATTAAAACTAGCAGATGGAAGACATTTAAAAGTAGGAAACTATTATGGCGCTTCTATCAAAGCTGATAAAAAAGAAGCAGCTTATACCTGGTTAAGGAACAACGGATTTGGTGATTTAGTAAAGAACCAAGTCTCTTGCAGCTTTGGGAGGAATGAAGATGAAAAAGCTAGAGGACTGATTGAAACTTTGAATGAGCAAGGTTATCAATCCTCGCAACGTGAATGGGTAGAACCTTCCACTCTTCGCGCATTTATACGTGAGCAACATGAAGCAGGTAAGCAATTGCCTATGGATTTGTTAGGTGCTTACGTCGGACAAAAAACAACGATTAAAGACTAAAGGAGAAAGGCCATATGGCAAAAATACAAGCAGTCGCGAAAGCGGCAAAACTAGATCTAGCAGTTCTTGCTAGTGACTCGAAAGATGCTAGTGGATTTGGCAATCTTGATTTATCAAGGGACATTGCTATTCCTTACATCAATATTCTTCAATCTAATAGTCCGCAGTTGAATCCATCAAAAGCGGAACATGTTGAAGGAGCAAAGGTGGGACAATTCTATAATACTGTTACCCAAGGTGTCAGTGATTATATAGATGTTGTTCCGGTATTGTATCAACTACGATACGTTGAATGGAAACCAAGAGAACAAGGTGGAGGTTTTGTGGAAGCACATGATGCCGATAGTGGTATTTTGTCTCAAACAAAACGTGATCAAGCGACGTTCAAAGATGTACTACCTAATGGAAACTACATCGCAACAACGGCGTACCACTATGTTTTAACAGTGGATCAAGATGGAACTTATGCACAGGCTGTTATAAGTATGACTTCTACTCAATTAAAGAAGAGTAGACGTTGGAACAGTTTGATGTTGACTCAAAAAGTTAAGGGTCCATCTGGGATGTTCACACCTCCAACATACTCTATGATTTATAGGCTCACTACTGTTAGTGAATCTAATGATCGTGGTAGTTGGTTTGGTTATCAAGTTGAGAAAGTTGGTCAAGTTGAGGATGTTAACCTTTATAATGAGGCGAAAGCATTTTCTACTGCTGCATCACGAGGAGATGTAGAAGCTAAACCCATTGCTGAAGGGGAACCTGTAAAAGAGGCTCCACAACCTAAAGGCAATTTGAAAGAAAACGAAGACATACCGTTTTAAGGTATGTCTTTACATTCTGGGGGATTTAGTGGAAACATTCAAATCTATATTTGAAGGACTAGACGTGGCTTATGGTCAGCACCGATCCGATGGAGAACGTGCTGACGGTAAGCAAGAAGGCAAGTCCTATATTGTTAGAAACGAAGTTACTAATGAATTATGGAAAAATCATCTTAAGGGAGAAGGTCCTTCACTTGGCATTATTCCTATTCGAGCAGACAACACTGTAATTTGGGGGTGTATTGATATTGATACCTATCCCCTTGACCATAAAAAATTAATACATAAAATACGACAACTAAAATTTCCTTTAATACATTGTAAATCCAAAAGTGGGGGAGCTCATCTATTTTTATTTGTAGAGAAGCCTATAGCTGCTAAAACAATTCGTTCAAAATTAAGAGCTATTTCCTCAACTCTTGGTCATTCATCAGCTGAAATATTTCCTAAGCAATCTAGTATATTAATAGAGAAGGGTGATCTTGGTAATTTTCTAAACTTACCATACTATAATTATAAAAATACTTCTCGTTGTGCTGTTAATGATGATGGAACGAATGCCACTTATGAAGAATTTGTAGAATTATATAAAAAGCATGTTGTTAAAAATATAGACAGTATTTTATTATCTAATTCTAAGGATGTTATAAAAGATGGTCCTCCTTGCTTGCAAAGTTTATGCTCTCAAGGATTTCCAGAAGGGACTAGAAATAATGGATTATTTAATATAGGGGTTTATTTAAGAAAATTTGATCCAGAGAATTGGAAAACTTTAATAGAAGAATACAATAGAAATTATATGCAACCTCCTCTTCCTTATGGTGAGGTAGGAACAGTTATAAAACAACTAGAAAAAAAAGATTATGCTTATAGATGTCAAGAACAGCCAATAGTTTCTTTTTGTAATTCATCTGTCTGTAAAACCAGAAAATTTGGCATTGGTTCTAATAGTGTATCCCCACAATTTGGCTCTCTATCCAAATTATGTACTGATCCTCCTATATGGTTTTTAGATGTAGAGGATCACAGATTAGAATTATCTACAGAAGATTTGCAAATGCAGCAAAAATTCCAGCGACGATGTATGGATGTGATTAATTATCCTTTCCCATTGGTTAAATCGTCAGTCTGGCAAGAAACACTTAGAAACCTCATGAGTAATATTATTGAAATTGAGGTATCAAGTGACGGGTCTGTGGCTGGTCAGTTCGAGGTTCACCTCCAGGAATTTTGCACTGATCGGGCGCAGGCTTTAGATAAAAATGAATTACTACTACACAAACCATGGACTGAAGATGGAAAGACTTATTTTAGATTGAACGATTTACAGGATTATTTAATAAGAAAAAAATTCACCCATTATAACACCAGTCAAATTGTAGCAAGATTAAGGGATCTTAAGGGAGAAAGTAAATTCTTTAAGATTAAAGGGAGAGGAGTGAATACATGGTGTATTCCTGCCTACCAGCAACAAGATTCAGATTTTGACATAAAGGAGATGGAAAGTGCCCCATTCTAAAATAAATATTATATTAGGACCTCCTGGAACGGGAAAAACTCACAATCTTTTAAAACTTGTGGAAAAGGAGTTATACAAAGGAACATCGCCGGATAGGATAGGATTCTTTGCCTTCACTAAGAAGGCAGCTAATGAGGCAAAAGAAAGGGCTAAAATTAAGTTTAAATTAAATGACAAACAATTGCCATTTTTCAGGACTTTACATTCTCTTTCTTTCCTACAATTAGGCTTGACAACTTCTGAAGTTATGTCTCGGGACAATTATAAAGAATTTTCTATGGTCTATGGAATGGACTTGGGATCTGTAACTGATGGGTCGGATGCGGGTGGAATTGTTACAACTGACAATAAATTTCTTACAGAATTAAATTTATCTAGAATGAAATGCCTTGATTTAGTTGATCATTATAATCAATCAAATTTAGATGTATCATGGCATGCATTATTAAGGGCCCAAAGATCACTGGAGGAATATAAATCCAAGAGAGAAGTATTGGATTTTACTGATATGCTAGAAATGTTTTTAACTAGTGGTGAAATTCCTTACCTAGATGTAGTTTTTATTGATGAAGCACAGGATTTGAGCAAATTACAATGGAAAGTTGCTGCTCGTGCTTGGAGCAAAGCCAAGACTATTTATATAAGTGGAGACGATGACCAGGCAATCTTTAGATGGGCGGGTGCTGACATTGAACATTTTATAAATATGAAAGCTAGTAAAATAACTACATTGGAACAATCATACCGTTGTCCTAGATTGGTTCACAAAATGGCTAGTAATATTATTAGTAGGGTAGGAAACAGACGATTAAAACAATGGAAGGGAAGAGATTACATGGGACAAATACGATACCATGCTTTTCCAGAAGGAGTTGACTTACGAAAAGGGGAATGGCTTGTCATGGCACGAACAAATTATCTTCTAGATGAATTAGAAAGACAGGTAAGAACAGAAGGATTATTATATAAGAGAAATAATAGATTGCCTATATCCCAGAAATTATTAGAAGCCACGCAGGCGTGGAGAGCATTGGAACAAGGCGAGGAAATTGACCTGCCAGCTGTTAAAAGCATATACTCATATATGTCAACTAAGCTTGGCATTGCTCATGGACATAAACAGTTAAGAACTGCTGATGATAAAAGGAAATATGATGTAGAAAATTTAGTGATGAATCATGGATTATTAGTTTCAGGTAGACCATGGGATATTGCTTTTGACAAAGTAGGAAATAGGGATAAGGAATATTTAAGAGCCATAGAAAAAAGAAATGGATCTAAAATAGACGATCCTAAAATAAATTTAAGCACTATTCATGCAGCTAAGGGAGGGGAATCACAAAATGTAATGCTTCTCACTGACCTTACGCGCAAGACCCAAGAATCACTGGAGCAGAATCCAGATGACGAGTCACGTGTATTTTATGTGGGTGTTACACGTACTAAGGAAAGTTTACATATAATACAGCCACAACGTGAAGGAGGATTCATAATATGAAAAAAGAAGAAATTTTAGAACAAGCAAAGAAACTTATTTCTAATAACAGAGAAGAGCAACACGGGGATGCCTATAAAAATCATTCACAAATCTCTGACTTATGGAGTGTATTTTTGGATGATAAATTAAAACCCTTTAAGGAAATTAGTCCAGGAGATGTGGCGCTAATGATGGTGTTAGTAAAAATATCCCGTTCAACCATGGGAGAATTCAACAAGGATGATTACTTGGATGGTTCTGCCTACATGGCCATTGCGGGGGAATTAAATGATCCTGATAATATTCTAGGCCAAGAAAAAGATGAAGGAACTATAAGAGGGGAAAAAACATTAGCATATATTAAGAAACTCAACAAGGAGAAGAAATAATGATGAAAGATATGTTCAAGGAAATTAATTCAGAATGGGTGGCACCAACTACCTTTCCTGATCTAAGTACACACAGTAAAGTTGCCATTGATTTGGAAACATGCGA